TAACATATTGAGGATTCCCGGTTATTTTTAGATGATATGGTGGCACCCTGGTCTCGTGTTTCCCGTAGTTGACGGCCGGTCGCAAGCCACAATGTCATGGCAGGGGTATCGGAGGATACGGTGAGGGATCCGATGTTGCCTAAATTAGGCGGGAACGTGTTCCCCGCTATCATCGTGTCTCTTTTCTTGGTGGACGACGTGTCCAATACTTTTCTTGTCGTCATCCTGCTTGAACGCTTCCTCCCGCGATAGGACCGGCGGGATGTTCTCTTTGTTCTCTTCGCGGATCCTCCTTTGTTCGAGGTACGCCTTGAGCGCCCTCTTGCCCGATACCTGGTGGACCGGGATCGTGCGTACGCCATCTTCCTTGGCGAATTTCGTGTAAAGTAGGTGTTGATCACCTGGCTCGTTAGTGGCTCGGCGGGAAAACTCGGTGAGATTATCTGGACACATGATGGATGCTGTCGAAGCGAGGCGGGGCTGGGAGAGGTATATATAGGTACGCGGTGTCCCTGCGTCCCTGGGCTATAACATTACTTTGCCCAGGGACTTTTTTCTCAGATCACATGCCTTCCTTCGATTTACATTGCCGTTATGCTCTCCTCACTTACGCTCAGTGTGGTGACCTCTCCCCTGACCTCGTTGGAAACAAGTTGGTCAACGCTGGATTCCAGTGCGTCATTGGACGAGAGAATCACCAGGATGGAGGAATTCATCTCCATGTGTTCGTTGACTTTGGAAGGAAGAGACGGTTTCGACGACCTGATGTGTTCGATGTGGAAGGTCGTCATCCCAACATTGAGCCATCTAAAGGAACACCAGAAAAGGGTTACGACTACGCTATCAAGGATGGAGACATTGTATTCGATGGGTTGGAACGGCCGGGCCGAAATGGAGATTCTGGAAATGTGGCTAAGTGGGCTGCGATCACGGGAGCGGTCGATAAACAGTCGTTTTGGGATTTGGTACATGAACTGGATCCAAAAAGTGCGGCGTGTAATTTCCCCGCACTTCAAAAGTACTGTGACTGGAAGTATGCAGTTGACCCTCCCGAGTATGAATCCCCAGCAGGAGTTACTTTCGTCGGAGGAGAGTTTGATGGAAGAGATGATTGGTTATCGCAATCTGGTATTGGCGTGGGAGAACCACTCATAGGTATGTGTTTTAAATTTTCCGCAGCAGGTCCATGTCTTTTGCTTGGGTGGTGGTGTTGGGTGCCTACCGCCTCGCTTCGCCCTCCCTTCGGGGGGTCCCCGGCTCGTTGTCAGATATACTGAACTGACAAATCCAGGTAGATGTAAATCAATCTGCATCTACGGCGAATCACGAACCGGAAAGACTCTGTGGGCTCGATCTCTTGGCAAGCATATCTATTGCGTCGGACTGGTGTCCGGAAATGAGTGTCTCAAGGTTGGAGACGTGGAATATGCCGTGTTTGATGACATCAGAGGAGGAATCAAGTTTTTTCCTTCTTTCAAAGAGTGGCTGGGATGTCAATCATGGGTTACTGTGAAGTGTCTTTACAGGGAGCCTAAATTGGTTAAGTGGGGCAAGCCTTCAATTTGGCTAAGTAACACGGATCCACGGGATGATATGCTTCAGGCTGATATTGATTGGATGAATCTAAATTGTATTTTTGTGGCTGTAGACAGCCCTATTTTTCGTGCCAGTACAGAGTAGATGTAGGAAGGAAAGACAAATTATCCCCTGAATCTTCTGAATTCCCAATAAACAGATCCATCACGTAAACGTTTCCCATTCCAAGTCTAGTTTCAGTTGCTGTTGCTGCGCTCGAAATAACTCCACCAAACTCCTGGTCGTTATAATGCAAGTTCTCGCCCATTGGGTGCCAACGCCGGTATGTCTTAATAACACCTGCATCGTTCCCACTCATAATCCATGTCACTTTATCGTACATGACTTTTACCCGGACCGTATCCACAGGGGCGGTCATGGGGTCAAGCCAATCTTGAGGAATTGCTGAAACAGAGTTTATGCCAAGTCCACGAAACAAGTATTCGTACATCTGAGATGCGTCGGTATCCGGGATAGCAGTATTGGCTCGTTGGTAAAGGAAGGAGTCGCCCTGCGCGACTCTGTAATAGGTAAGGGCGTCGGTTGAAATGGGTAAGGGTGCCTTGGTCTGGAAGACTATTCGTCTCCACCTCCAAGCGTTCGATGTATCGGTCCGAATGGTGATTTTTTCGGCCAATCCTTTCATGTAACATATTGAGGATTCCCGGTTATTTTTAGATGATATGGTGGCACCCTGGTCTCGTGTTTCCCGTAGTTGACGGCCGGTCGCAAGCCACAATGTCATGGCAGGGGTATCGGAGGATACGG